CACGACAGGTGGTTCAAGAAGAAATCATGGTACGCAGCCACAATTGCGATCCTCTCTACATCCACCCACTGACCTAGTCAGAGGAGCCCGCCTGGTTAGCCCTACCTCCCGCCTGTGAAGCACCCGGGAACGAAGAATCCGGAACAAAGGATTCACGCAGCTGCCAGCTACTAATCGCCCACTGGGGGTTAACCGACTGTGAGAAGCGCCCCTAGGGACGTCTGATACTCACCACAGAAAGGCCTTCGGCTAACACCGTAACCAGGTGGAAACCGTTGACATCATCGGCAACAAGAAAGAAAGTCCGAACCGCTGAGTTTGGTCGATGCACTAAACGTGCAACGCCGAGTGAGTGCCAAAGTCGATCACTCCCCAACTGTCCTTACTGTCCTTTCCGGTCTTTGTCGCGTCGTGGCCCTCCGAAGAGAGCGAGACCCCAATTCGATCCAGGTACGCAGGAGGAGGACCTTCGTCTCGTTGCGTAAGCAACGAATCGAAGATCCACCGCCGACGAGGCTTGGACGGTCGAGGCTTCAAGAAAAGTGAAAGTGAAGAAACTGGAGTAACCCAGGATCTCACTTCCGCCAGACGAGGCTGCGGCTCACGGCGCGAGTTAATGGCGCTCAACCGGATGAAGTAAAGAACCTTCGCCCGGTCGAGCCATTGACGATACTTGAAAGAGAACTTCCAAGCAGCGGTCTCGCGATCGTTAGCCAAGAGAACTTCAGGAGCACAATCCTCCTCCAACTTGATTGTACAAAGCGAATCCGGTACACAGTTGTGCCCGACCGGAATCGGTGGAGGAGAAAGCTCGAGAAGGGCCGAATCCATCGAAAAAAGAACCCCGAGACGGTGGGCTAATCTTCCGCGAAACCCAAGTTCCAACAGACTCAATTTAGTTGAGCGAAGGAGCGTCAGGTTGCGCTTAAAGAATACCACCCCGGCCCTGAAGCGAAGGTTACCCTTCACTCCCGCGAGCCAGTCTCGAAAAGCGACCGACAGCGAGTTGACGAACTCGGCTTGTCTCAAACGACCGAACCGTAAAGTGGGGCGAACCCGAAGGTTCCCACCACTCCAACGAAGTAAGGTCGAGTTGAGAGTGCCAAAACGTTCATCAACACTCGTCTTCGTCCTTTCGACCTCCAAGCCGAGAGAAGAAACGGTCTTCATCCAAATGTTAGACGTCCGCAAAGACGTCTGCATGAGGATATCGTCACCGTTTATCAGACAAGGGATCTTCTCCGAGTCACTACGAGAATGACCGGCCTCTCTCATTGCGTACAGAAAAGCGAAGCGATTCTGAAGGCAAAGGAGAGGAAAAGAAAGGTAAGATCCCATCATCTGACCTCGGGAAGGT